CGCAATGTTGATGTTGTAGTTGCCATGAGACCTCTATATGATATAATCTATTTATACGTTTAAAAATATTTATATAAAAAAAAGGGGAGCCGAAGCTCCCCAGTTTATTACCGAAGTAATGTGGCTTACGCCATTATGTTATCAACTCTGAAGATACGGTAGTATTGGTTAGTTTTAACTGTTACTAGACCGTTTGCAGGAGTTGACCCTACGAATGGATTTGACACCATGCCGTATCGAGTTTTGAACCCGATTTTTGGCTGGAAGGTGTTCTCACCAACCGCACGAACCATTGTTAATGGTACGTATGGGCAATAGAATAGACCAGCGTCATAAGGGTTAGTACCTTTGTAGCCAACGTTACAGTAATCAGTTCCTGAATACGGGTCGATGTATACTCGTGTACGTCCATTAAGAACACCAGCGAATGTGTTGCCTGTGTCATCAACGTTCAAGTTTGTTGACAATGCTGGAGAATAGTCCAACATGCCAGAAGCGTGAAGAGCAGATGCTACGTCAGAAGAACATACGATGAAGTTACCTTTACCGCGTCTTGTTTCTTTAGCAATTACGTTAGATTCTCTTTCAATCTGTACGATTAAGCCTTTGAACTTCTCAACTGACCAACGACCATCAGCATCTGATGACATGTTGAAGATACCGTTAAGAGCAGTAGATGTCTGCAAACAACCTGTTTTAGCTTGGCTGTTTATAGTTCTAATAACTTCTCGGTTAACTTCAGCAAGAATCTCAGTTGATAAGATGTTCGCTAGTTCTGTTTCAGCATCTAGGCCATGAATGGCTTTAAGATCCTGAGCAAGTTCTAAGCTATATTCTGCTTTCAAAGCACGTGACTTTGCAGTCACAGTTGCTTTTTCGATGGTGAATCCCATTTCTTGGAAAGAAGAAGCAGGGCCTCCTCCTGAAGATCCAAGACCCTCAGCATCGGCTGTTGGCATACCGCCAGCAGTACCAGTAGTTACACGTTCGGAGTCAAGTGAAGAGTCGTGGTTACTGTCGCCAGCTGCCGCGCTAATTCCACTCAAACCTGAAGGGTTGGTGTTTTCTGTAACAGATGAATCACCAGAACGAGCTGTTTCAGCTTCGTTGAATAGTGCTTCTGTTGATGATGTTGCACCAGCACCGTAACGTGATTTCATCGCAAAGATAAGTCCTGTTGGACCAGTCATTGGCTGAACACCACATAGATCGTATGCCATCATGTTAGGCATAGCGCGTCGTACTAGTGAGATTAATACTGGGTCCCAGTTAGAAGCGCTTGATGTAGCGTTTCCTGGTGCGGCCTCAGTCATGAATTGTGCTTGACTGCGCTCTTCACGAAGAGCATTCTCAGTGTTTTCTAAAACAACTGCAGTTACAGCACGTTTGTGTGAGTCTTTAATAGTTCCCGCTGATTCTTCTGAAAGAACCGGGTTCCATTTTTCGACTAAACGATCGTAAGTTTCCATCTTTAGATTCTCCTATTAAGATGATTTTTTAAGGGCTTGAAGATATGAATCCATTACAGAAGAAACTTCTACAGAATTGTCTGCAGTATCTTCTACAAGGTCATCACCAACTTCAGCTGTTTTAACTTCTCTAGTGAAGTATGATTCTTTGATAGTTTTCACTTTCGCTGAGAAAGTTTCTTCATCTACAAAATCAAGATCTTCGGCTAAAGCAGCCAGTTTTTCAACTTCAGTTTCAGCTAAGCCATGAGCATGCTCACGAATAACTTCATAACGTTGGAACAATTCAAGCTCTTCAGTCATTTCGATATTTTTAGCGGTCTGTGAGTTTAATGCGTCTTCAAGTTCTTCAACTTGTTCTGCAAGGTCGTCTACTAGGTCAACTTTGGACTCTGGAACTTCGACATAAGATTCTACGAATAGATCTTTAAGACCATCCATAAAGTTTTCTGCGATTTCCGAACGTAATCCAGATTGTATTGCAATCTGATTTTCGCTCATCCAATTTTCAACCACATAGTTGAGGTAGCTGTCGATTTTCTCGACAAGGTCTGATTTAGTGCTAGCAATCTCTGCAGAAAGCTCTTCTACATAAGACTCTTCAATACGTGCAACTTCTTCACTCAGCTTGCTGTTAACAGCAGCTTCGAAAATTGTTGCAGCTTTATCTTTGAATCCGTCAGATAGAGTTGCTTCTGATTCGACTAATGCGTCTAAGTCACTTGAGAAGTCGTATTCTGCTTCTGCGATAACTAGGTTATCCTCGTCTGCGTCTACTTCTACATCTTCACCATATTGCTTCATTCCCATGATACCACCATATTGAGCGGCAAGAGATTGTTTGCTCATGCTTTGTAACTTAGTCATTAATCCAGCGACCATACCAGCTTTGGTTTTAGGCGGTTGAGTCTGTTTAGTCGCATTGGCCGCAGCCTTTACGCCAGTCACAGAAGCTACTTCCGCGTCTTTTGGATTGTCTGACATTGATGCTTCTGAAACGATTTCGTTCTCGTCAACATTTGCCTCGACATCCTGAGTTTGATCAGTCATGTTCTGACTCCTATATTTTATTTCATTAACGAGAGGAAATTCTTAA